GCTAACCTCTACTCCTCTTCTTTGTGAGGATGAGCAAGTTGGGTCGTTGACACGAGAAATCTCTGCTTTTAAGCGGAAATAGTTCACCCAATATTGATCTTGCCTGCCGCGAATGCAATCAGGCAAAAGGAAAAGAAGATTGGAAAAAAAGAAGAAAGATGAATAAGGAGAATTATGGAAAATAAAGAAACTGACGATCCGATTGTTCTCTATCTTATCATTAGAGAAAGCTTAAATATGAGCACTGGAAAGATTGCCGCACAGGTTGGACACGCGGTGCAAAAGATTTGTGATGAGATTGATTTTTTTAATAGAGAAGTAGAAGATTTGTATTATGATTGGATTTGGCATCATCAAAATGCAAAGGTCGTCCTCCGTGCCGATGATAAAGAATGGGAAAAGATAAAGGAGGAATATAAAGACAGAATGGTTTTGGTCATCGATGCTGGAAGGACAGAGATAAAAGCGGGAAGCGAAACTTGTATTGGATTATGCCCAATGAGGAAAAGTGAAAGAAGCAAAACATTGAAAAGATTGCAGTTGCTATAAAGGAAATTATGAAAGAAAGAATTAAAGAATTAGAAGCAAAAATAATAGAAGCAAAAAATGCTTACTATAATACGGATCATCCAATAATGAGTGATCAAGCTTTTGATACATTGGTTGCGGAGTTAAAAGAATTGCAACCAGATAATCTGCTTAATAAAGTCATTGGCTCGCCAATAGTTAAAACTGAATGGAAAAAAGCGAAGCATATTATTCCAATGTTTTCACTCGATAAATGTAATTTGCCAGAAGAACTTACAAAATGGGTTAATGATACCGCGCCAAATGAAAGATTATGTGTTTGTGAAAAACTCGACGGATTATCTTTGGAAGTTTTATTTGAGAAAGGTAATTTTGTCGAGGCAATAACTCGTGGCGATGGCGAAATTGGCGAGGCAATTAGTCCTAACGCTATAAAGATGCGCGGCGTTCCCAAAAAACTTAAAAGTGATTTTTCTGGTTCTCTTCGCGGCGAAATTATGATGATAACATCTAATCATCAAAAATATTTTGCTGATAAGTCGAACGCAAGAAATGCAAGCTCTGGTATAGCAAAACGCCTCGACGGATTAGGTTGTGAGCATTTAGATGTTTTCTTCTATCAAGCGATTGGCGATGTTGATTTTAAGACCGAAGAAGAGCAGTTTGTTTGGCTTCGCGAAAATGGATTGCAGACGCCCGCTTTTTGGTTTTTTGATACAGTAGATGAGGTTAATGCTCATTGGAGATATTATCAGGATAATGTAAGAGATAAGCTCGATTATTCTATTGACGGATTAGTTATCAGAGTTTCAGATATGCAAAAGCAAATGGAACTTGGGTATGGTGCCTCTAAAAATCCGAAATGGTCAATAGCAATGAAGTTCGATAAAGAATGTAAGAGGTCAGTAATAAAGGATATTATTGTTCAGACTGGAAGTAGTGGTAGGCTAACTCCCGTAGCTATTATTGAACCAGTTAATTTACTCGGAGCTATGGTCGAAAGAGCAAGCCTATATAACTTCGCTTATATCAATGAATTAGGAATAGATATAGGCGCAGAGATTTTAATTACGAGGTCCGGGGACGTGATCCCAAGGGTAATGGAAGTGTTAAATGGCACTGGAAGTATTTTTCAGCCACCAGATACTTGTCCCGAATGTGGATCAATTCCACAAATGGAAGGTGAAAACCTACAATGCAAAAATTATCTTTGTCCGGCGCAAGTAAAAGGTCGTATTCTTAACTGGATTGCTGTTCTAAATCTATTAGAATGGGGCGAGACATTAGTTTCTAAATTAGTCGAAAATAATCTCGTTTCTGATATCGCAGATTTATACACGTTAAGTATAGATGAACTTGCTAATATTGAGAGGATGGGTAAGAAGTCAGCAAAGAAGTGTTATGATATATTGCACACTAATATGGAATTAGATTTACCAACATTTATCGGCGGCTTATCTATTCCTCTCATCGGTAAATCATCAGTCAAACTACTTGTCGATCACGGAATAGATACATTGGATAAGATTATGGCGGCGACGGTAGAAGAGTTTGAAAATATTGTTGGTATGGGTCCGGTGCGATCTCAGAGTTTATACAATGGATTAAGAGAAAAGGAGGAATTGATTATGGAGCTATTGAATAATGGAATTACAATTAAGGATAAGGTTGAGGGAGTGCTCACTGGAAAAAGTTTCTGCTTTACAGGAACCCAAGTCTTGAAAAGAGCAGTTCTTGAAAATATTGTTCTTGAAAAGGGCGGGATAGTTAAGAATACTTGCTCGAAGGGGACAACATATCTTGTTATCGCCGATCCAAATAGTACGAGCACAAAAGCTACTGCGGCAAAAAAGCTCGGGGTAACACTAATAACGGGCGAAGAGTTTATGCAAATGGCGGGCGAAAATATTGAAGATTATTTGGAGGAATAATTAAGCATTAATTCCAATATGACACAACAAAAAAAGTTTCTCTGGGCGACGGACATTCATCTTTGCTACTACAATAGACTAGAGTTTGTCCGCACCATAAATAGACATAATCCATCTGGGGTATTTTTGACTGGCGATATATCTCATCTTGGTTTCTCTTTATATGGCGATATGGAATATATTGGTAGAGAAACTCATTGCCCGATATACTTTATATTAGGCAATCATTCTATATGGTTTTCATCTTTTGCTGAAAGATATAAGCAGGTTCGAGAATTATGTTCTAAATATCCAAATCTCATCTGGATGAATAATGTTGATGTCATTCCTCTTTCCAATGAAGTTGCCCTCATCGGAAATGAAAATTGGTATGACGGGACGACAGAAACTACTACCAAAAAAATAAAGTTCTCAAAAGCATATATTGATTGGTTGCTTATCAAAGATTTTCGAGAACTAAAAAATATGGATGAGAGAGTATTAAAGTTCCGAGAGATAGCTGATAAAAGTGCAGAGGAGATAGGAAGAAAACTTTCTCTCGCATTAGAACAGGACTACAAAAGAATATTTATACTATCGCATATGCCATTTTGGGATGAGGCGACGAGAGATGTTGGGACATTGTTTGATTGGTTTTGGTTGCCATATAATGTTAATGTAAAAACAGGAAAAGTAATCAAAGAAATTATGAAGGAAAGAAAGAAAAGAAATGTTGTGTGCCTTTTTGGACATACACATTCGCCCCACTGGGGTATGTTGTCCCGAAATATAGAATATTTTGTCGGGCGACCAAGCGGATATTTTAAGAGCGAACCTCAAATTATTTATATATAGGGAGAAAATTATGGAACTTTTTATAGTATATTTTTGCTACTTTTACAAAAAACATTATTGGGACAATGGAGATGAGGAAGATAAATCCGAGAATCCGACAGAAAATGTTATTGGTATTTTTTCTTCATTAGAAAAAGCAGAAACATTTGTTGCCAAAAGGCGAAAAGAGCTTGATGATTATGGTATTCATCGCGATGGTAATAATTATGATTTACCTTTAACATATGATTGGGAAGAATATAAAAGAAAGAAATGTGAATGTGAAAGAAAGTTTATAGATGTCGATACTCGTGGAGCCTGGCTTTACATAGGAAAGCCTATTGTTTTGGACGAGGAAAAATAATAATGGCAGCAGCATAATTAGTTTCAGAGAAGCATTTTATTAAATTAGTCAATAAGTTTTTATTTTCCAGAACTCTTTTTAGTCCGAAGACAATTAGAATAGGACGCGATATATCACAAGATTTATCTTGTGTATATCTCTTACTATTGTCCAAATTAATTATGGCTAATTTTATTTTCTAAGCCATAATCAAATAGCCATAAAGGAAATGAGGTGTTTATTTTATATTGCCGCCGCCATAATGTCATATAGTTTAATTATGGCGAATAAAAATCTACGCGTTAGCCAAATATAGTCGCCATATTATATGCATAATATTTTATTATATTATAGGAAAAATAAAACCCAGAAAGTTTGCCGCTCTCTGGGTTCCATCAAGGTGTAATAAAATACCAAGATATTCCTATGAAACAATAAAATCATCAAGGGACTATATGAAAAGGCTTACACCAAGCTTGGCTGAGATATATGTAAAAGTGGCAGCAAAACCTAATTTGCAAGATGCAATAGATTATCTCATAACATTTGACGAGTTGGATATTAAAGATTATGAGATCATTAAAGAAAATGTTAAAGAGTTTTTTGCTCCTAAAATGGATATCAAAAAGATTAAAGATATCAAGATAAATGATAGAAAGATCGAGGAAATAAATGAATGGCATTTTGCGGAGGAAAATGAAATGAAAAAAATAGATTGGCACTGCTCAAAATTAGGATTGCGACCAGGACCAATAACAATATTATCTGCATTCTCAAATGTTGGAAAAACATTTTTCGCTGCTGATTTAGCAATATGTTTTGCTAATGGATTAAAGTTTCTCGACACCATAGAAATAGAAAAACCTGGAAAGGTTCTTCATTTAGATTTTGAGTTAGGAGAACAAGACGCTTATCTATATTATTGGAGATTATTGAATGGGCATAATATAAAAACATTTGATAATATAAGTTATTCATATCCAAAATGGAACTTAATAACCTCTGGCATAGAAACAACTCTAATTAATTCTCTTAAAGAATATGATTTATGTATTATAGATTGTTTTGGCGCCGCCGTTCCTGGTGTTGATATAAATAAAGATGAGGTTCGTCAATATATTGATATGCTAAATAGGGTTTCTGCCAGCACTGGTTGCGTAATATTATTAGTTCATCACGAACCAAAAAATGCTAATAGTTCTAATATTAAAAGTATTAAAGGAAACGGATCAATAATAAGTGCGGCTGGCGGAAGTATTCATTTACATAAAAAAGAAGGTTCGGAAGAAATAACAGTTTCATTAGGAAAAAAGAGATTGGTAAAATATTTTGAGACTAAATATACTCTCGATGATTGTGGATTTTATTCAGAAAAATTAAAAATGATGACTGGAATAAAACTTAATCCTATTAAAGGAATGGAAAAAAAGTTTGAGACATCCAATTATATTAAGGTATTAGAAATAATAAATATTGTTCCAGGCATAGGAGTAGCCGAATTAAGATCTAAGTTGCCTATTGGAAAAGATGAAGTTGATAATATAGTTTTTCAATTATTAGAAAATAATCTAATAACTATCGAAGGCAAAAAACCAAAGAAACATACCATAACAGAAGAGGGAAGAAATAAATTAGCATACCAATCTTAAAAGATTGGATAATTAATAATGATTATCGATGGTTGTTAGGTCGCTCGCGTAGGATATAATAGTGTGCAGGGGAAGAAGGAGCACACTATGGAAACACAATTCACAATAAATAAAGAAAATTCTAATAATTCTATCTGTAAAACAGAAACTTTAAATTATATTTATATTATTTTTAATATAAAAACTAATTTTATTTTTTATGTTGGTCAAACTTATAATTATAATGAGCGTTTTTCTCATCATAAACTTTCTTGCAAAAATGCAATAGATAAACATATGCAGGAGGTTCATAGATATATAAATAATAATGGTGGAATTGAGAATTTTTCTTTTAGAGTTATCGATCAGGTTAATAAAATTAAAATAGATCAGCTTGAAGTTTTTTGGATAAAAAATCTACACACTCATTTTAGTGAAGGCGGATTAAATCAAAATTGGGGTGGTGGAGGAGTTTCTGATGAAACAAGATTAAAAATATCTTTATCAAATAAAGGAAGAACTGCTCCTAATAAAGGAAAACCTTCTCTCCGCAAAGGCATACCATTATCAGAAGAAACAAAAGAAAAAATATCTATTAGTAATAAGGGTAAAAAAGTTTCAGAAGAAACAAGAATAAAATTGTCTGAATCTCATATTGGTCAAATACCGTGGATTAAAGGTAAAAAACATTCGGAAGAATCAAAAAAGAAAATGTCTTCCTCTCTTAAAGGAAGAAAAGTTTGGAATAAAGGTAAGCCTCATTCAGAAGAAACAAAAAAAAAGATATCTATATCTAACACTGGTAAAGTTTCTCCTTTTAAAGGAAAAAAACATTCAGAAAAAACAAGAGAAAAAATATGTTTAGCTATTAAGGGAAAGAAAACAAAAATTTTTCATACAGATGAAACTAAATTAAAATTATCTAATAATAATAAAAAGTTGTCATTTACAGACGTTAAATATATTAAAATATATTATTTGGAATGGGGTTTAACACTACAAGAACTTGCTCCAATATTTGGTGTGCATTTTAGCACAATACAACGCATTATAAAAAATAAGCGTTTGTATGCAAAAGGAGCAATATAATGATTAATACTTTTCTTTTTACTCAAAATCAATTTGATATGTGTTTGAGTTTTGCAAACAATTCAGTTAATTCGTCTATTGATTTTTATAAAAAAAGAAATCAATTTAATAAACCTAAAATTATACAAGATATTCTATCTGGAAAGCTTGCGGAAGAATTGGTTTATCAAAAATTAAAAGAATATTATTCTGATTTGACAGAACCAGATTATGCGATATACGATAAGAAAAATAAAAGCTGGGAAGCTGATTTGCGCGTCCCATCGGAGAACTTGCGTATCGCAGTAAAGAGCCAGACGGAAGACGCCGCCCGACGCTGGGGTCGTTCGTGGGTATTTCAGCTTGGCAATGCGCGCGATTATGATAAAGAGGTTGTTCTCAAAAAAAATAATCATTATGTTGCGCTTGTTTCTCTTGACCTACCTAATATGTGCGGAGAAATAAAAGCTATTGTTTCTATTCAATGGTTGCACGATAATGATATGTTTAAGGAAATGAAGTTAAAGTATTTGCAAAATAATAAGAAGGCAGTTTATTATGATGATTTAATCTCTCTTGGAGAAGATCTTTTTCAGTTGGAAAAAATTAAATGAGCTTACTTTACATTTTAGCTATTTGGGCTTTATCATATTGGGTCCGTGAATTAACGGGTCCGTTTAATATTTTCTCATATATACGCAAAGCTATACTTCACTCTTTTGCAGGACCTGCTTTCTACAAATTAATCTCCTGTCCATTTTGCCTCGGTTTCCATATTGGATGGTTTGTTTATCTATTGCAGGTTAGTTCTTTTGATATACGACAGTTTATATTGTTTGGTTTAGCAGGAAGTGCAATCGTAGCATTTGGAGATGCTTTATTCAATAAAATTAGGTGATGTAATGAATATTTTTATTCTTGATCTCGACCATAAAAAATGTGCGGAGTATTCATTTAATTCTTATGTTGTCAAATTATCTTTGGAGGCGACACAATTATTGAATAATGCTCTTATTAAACACGACGAAAGTTATGATCCAGTCTATCGGCAAAGTCATAAAAATCATCCTGCTTCGCTCTGGGCATCGGAGAGCAAAGATAATTTTGATTGGCTTACCTTACTTTCTCTTGAATTATGTAAAGAATATACTTTTCGTTATGGTAAGAGGCACGTTTGTCAAAATATTATTGAGTTCTTTTCTTTCTCTTCATCGAGAAATAAAATCCCTCAAAAAGGTATGACGCCTTTTGCTTTATGTATGCCAGATAAATATAAAACTACCGATGCGGTTAATTCTTATCGCCTTTATGTTAAAAATGAAAAGCAACATTTAGCTAAATGGAAAAATCGCCCAACACCTGATTGGTGGGAGGGGACACCGATAATTTAGCTTTTTGTTTTAGCTGATCTCAATGGAGATACCATCATAGTTTTATCATATGCTGGACTATTTGGATCATAATCGTGTTCTTGTTCTATTCCGCGAATACTCTCTGGGTGCTTGATAAGATAAGCGTTTGTCCTATATAGAAGCTGCATCAAGTGTTGAAGTCCTTCGCATCTTGCTTGTGAAAATGGAAGAGATTTATCAAATTGGACTTCGGTTTTTTTGAGATGTCGTTGAATATCGACATAAAGCATTGCAATTAATGATTTTGCATTTGTATGCAAAATATAATCGACAATTGACTTCATTATATCTCTTGGCTTTTCATAAGAAACAACATTAATCATATTCATCAAATCACGATGAAGATCGCCAAACTTTTTTAATAGATGAGGATCAAATCTTTTTTGTTTTAATGTTTCGTAATCGCCTAACATCTCGGAGAGGACGCTTCGCAGTTCTTTCTCAAAATCGGAGAAGATGATAGCGGTTTCATTGCGGGCGAGTTTTTTTGCAATTCTATTTGCAGTTTTTAACAAATCATTCAATGACATATTATTATTGATATGCTAACTTATTAGTTTTTGGAGATTAATTTATGGCTACTTTTTTCGAGGCATCGCAGGTTCGGCTTTCACTTAAAATGAAACTATGCAATTTTTGCTGGTATAAGAGTTCTATTGTTTCTATTGTTTCCGATGGTTTTGGTGTTTCTATTCTCGTCCGCAGAATAGATGATCAGGTGCGGAAAACAATACCTCAGGTTATCGATGGTGTTTCAGTGAGGACAGAGCTATGATTATGTGTCCTCTTTGCAACAAAGAAAAAAGCAATTATGCTACTGGATGTGTAGATTGTAAGTGCTCATTCAATTATGTTAATGAACTACCTCTGCTTAAAAGCAGAAGCTTCTCGGGTCATCGACCCAACTTGCTTAACCTTAAAGAAAGGTGAAGCAGAGGTTAGCGCCTCATCCATCGGGCGATAGCCCGATGGAATATCGAGTT